CATTACTTTTTTCGGCCATCTGTGATTTTAGGCTGCTTATGTTATATTCAATATCTGTTTTCTTCAAAACAAAATCTTTCTGACTCATCGAATCAGCTGAATATAGGTAAAGTTCTTGCAGCCGGACCAGAGCGGTTTCTTGTTTCTTTAACTCCGCTTCCAGGGGATCAGAACGCTTAACGATTGACAGCTTCTTTTTAATTTCGTGCTGATACGGCGTTGTTTTTTCATTTGCTTTTATTAAGTATTCTTTAATCGCGATAATATCATCATCAGGGATATCCATCACTCGGATAAATGGCACGCCACACAAAAGTATTTTGCGGATGGTCCCAATTCTCATTTTGGAGTTAATCATCTCAGTGAGCTTGTAATAATTTGCAAGGTAATTAAATATGAATGGTAGAATGACAACATCGCCAATACTTCCTTTGCATGGCTCGCCATGATGATACCCAACGCACCGGTACCGGGAGGGAATTAATCCGTTTTTTCGGATCTTGTCTGATCCGGCAATATAATGCCGACCACATTCGCCACAAGCAATAAGCTTCGAAAAAACAGAGGTCTTAACACTTTCACGCTGTTTCTGGCTGTCGCCCCTAAAATTATCGTACAGTATTCCCTGGACCCGGTCAAACTGATCTCTCGCGATAATCCCGGGATGATTGTCTGTTACGATCACCCACTCATCTTCTCTTTTCTTTTTACCTCGGGCAGATTGCTTGTAATTGTACCGATAGTCACCCACGTAAAAAGGATTTTTCAATATATCGGCAATTGTTTTCGACCCCCACTCGCCGTCACGCTTAGTCCTGAAATTCTCTTTTTTCATAACCCGCGCGACCTTAGTTGATGAGCGGAGTTCTTCGTATAGATCAAAAATATACTGGACCGTTTTAGCTTCATCATCGTCAATTTGAGGAAAGTCTTCGCCATCCGCTTGATTATATCCCAGCGGATAGCGGGCGCCGTTCCACATGCCCTTGGATGCCCGATCAATCATAACTGACAAAACCCGTTCCCCAGTCAGCTTTCTTTCCAGCTCTGCAAATACCAGAATGATCTTCAACATGGCTTCGCCCATGGCGCTGCTGGTGTCGAATTGCTCATTTTTTGATATGAAGGCCGTATCATATTTCTTAATTTCCTCATACATCTCACAAAAGTCAATCAGGTTCCGGCTGATCCGGTCGATCTTCCAGACCAGAATGTGTGAGAACTCACGATTTCGGACACGCGCCATCATTTCCTGGTATTTGGGCCGATCCGTATTTTTGGCAGAGAAGCCGGCATCTTCAAAGATCTCATAGTCTTCAATATTTAGCGCATACCTGGCGTAATTAACCAGATCATCACGCTGCAGGGGGAGACTGTCGCGGTCGGCTTGCATGGCTGTGGACACCCGGATATAGAGTGCTGCTTTTTTATTGGACATGGGAACACCTTCTTCTACTGGTATTGGTAATGGCCGCACAGCTTCGCCCGGTTAAGCACTTGCTCTACTGGCATACCATATTTTTCAGCTAAATCCCACTCATTCATTCGCTTTATATCTTTCTCGAATAAGTATGGGGGCATGGTGAAATAAAGCGCAAAAGCGTTCGCTGATGCTTCGTGCCTGCCTGGCGTATCGATTGCGGCCTTTTTCCGCCCGTGGGAAACAATATGGCCAAGCTCATGCGCCAAGGCGAATCGCTGGTCTGAAGTTGTCGTAAACCGTGGCAATATCAGCTCATTTCTAAAAATGCATGGCCGATTGATCTCTGAGCAATTTATAAGAGAAAAGCCTTTATCGGTAATAATTTCCTCGATAGCGTGGATTGGGACCGGCAACGTCAAGATAGGATATTTGTTTAGTGTTTTGATTACGTGTTTCTGTGTCATTTTATACAATGTTGAACCTCCGTTTATCAATGCAATGAATATATAGAACGTGTGTTCTTTTATTGTAGCAGAAAAACGGTAAGATTTGGGAGCGAATAAGAGTAAATTATTGTTTGAAGAAATTTGAAAGAAGATGGGGAGAAGTATCTCCCCGGGTAAAATATGGTTATTTTTAGCAGATGTAAAAGAAATTAAATATGAGTTTAATTTTCGAGCTTAACATTTCCCCAGATTGTATATTCACCAAGCTTCAACCCACTCGGCGACGTCAAGACAACAGTGGCGCCGACGGTGCTTTTGTTGTCATAACAATTTGCCACAGCCATGGTGTTAATCGTTTGCCCTATTGTATTGATAAACTCTTTCTTGCTGGTATCGTCAGAAACCGACCAAGCGGAAAGATCGCTAAGCGCAAAGTCGACAGTTGCAGTAATGCCAGTATCTGTGACGTTAATTTTTTCTGGGTAGATCGCGAGACCAGCATCTTGCTCGTTGAAAGCAGCCGCAAAGCTGTTAACCGACGAAGTAAATGCTTCTGCGTTGATTCCTGTTTTTGCTGCCGGTTGCGCCACTGCTTCTTGTGCGGCCGGTTTCTTTTCCTCAGCGACGGTTTCAGTTGCAACTTTATCTTCGGCAACAACTTCCGTCTTTGCGACTGGTTCGTTATCGCTTGATGCGCTCCCACCGACGATTCCACCAAACCACGCAAGTGAGTAGAAACCCAGTATAACCGTCAAGACAACCCTCGTGACCATGCCGCCCTTTTGCCCGACCCACAACAGCGCGAGCCCAGCCGGCGGAATAAAGATACAAGCGAGAACAACTACCCACGTTTTTTGCCACCAAGGAACTTTTACATTTTCATCCATTTTCTGTTACTCCTCCCAATTAGTTTAGTTAAAGTATATACTGATTGCTTAGCCCTTGTAAATCGATAGAACGTGCAAATTTTAGATGAAATCATCATGATTTATTAAAGTTCATCGAAAGTTTGACATATGTAAAAAAAAGACAACTCATTATTTAGAGTTGTCTTTGCTAATGTACTTTGTAAGCTTTCGTATGTGGTGGATTGATACCAGTAATGATAAAACACCAATTATGATAAGTGTTAATTCTGCAAAAATTAATACAGGTGCATCAAATAAAGCGATTTGTCCGATTATCAAGATACAAAACAACATCGAGATAAGATTTACGACAATACCTAAGTAAATATTTCCGTAAATCTTGCCCATTCTATTAGCTTCGAATAGAAATTTTATCCCTCGCTTGTCGGACACCCCGATGATAATTGATAAGCCGGTAAATAAAAATCCTGCAAATATTGAGTTTATGGTAATGATGTTGAATTGATATTGCAAAATGTCATCGCCTATGAGTTTTGTTAAGTCTATCTTGTTTGTTAAATAGAGGTAGCATAAGAAGATTATCGGAACTAAGTAAAAAACACTGTATTTTATGATCGTTTTTGTTCTGTAATTTTTAATAATCATTCTTAACTTCCTCCGTGTTTATGATTTTTTTATCGATTTAAGAAGTGTATCCTCCATATCATTATAAACGTCAATGAGCGTGTTTTCAATCTCATTTCGAACATTTTCAGTATTGCTGGTGTGATCGATCAAAAATTCGACAGATGCACAGAATTTATCTGAAAACAGATTATGGCTGTGGTACCTCTGGCTTTCGTTTGATTTACAAGAGAATTTTGCTTTTTTTAACTTCTTTTCCCTGTACAGCCCAACTAACCCGCCGATGATTGGCGACCCCGTAAAAGTTCTGAGTTTATTTGCAGTGATCGTGATTGTGATGTCCCCTATATCGGAGTCATTCAATTCACTGAGTTGATTGTCCGATAAGCCAAGCGCTCCTAATGCTGACATGCTTGGCGTAACTGTCGAAAATGCTAGTTGATTAATGTGATCCGAAGCATAGATCATGTCAACTGTGTCGGACCTGATGACCGCTGGCACTGCGATGGTGTATTTTTCTAAGATATTAACTAAGTCGCAAAATTTTGTGACGCCCGGGCCGCCACCAGATTTGACAAATGAAATAATAGACGTTTTGTAATGGATCATGAAATAAGAAAAAATCTCGAAATGGGCAAGGCTTTTTTCATCTTCCAATAAAATATCTGATGTTTCAAGATTGCTGTTGTTTCTTTTTTGGGCTGTATTAGGGTCCTTTTCATTTGAAATTGTCCCGAACAAATAGTCGTCGTTGTTTACATAAATGTCCAATATAGCGCTTTTTCTGTCGATTGCGTCATCATTCTTGACGTTTTTGTGTCTAGGTATTTTTATTGAATAGATGTCTTTCTCTTTATTGTATTTGGCGTATTTGCTTTTTTGCAACTGATCAAACAGCGTCTTTAGTTCGTCGCCACTGAGTATTGTTTTTTCATTTTTTCTGTCACTTACGACAAGTTTGTAATACCAAATATTCTTCTCCACTAATTTTTCTCCTCCAAAGTTCCAATTTATTTACATATGTCAAACTTTCAATAAAAGCAGACAAAATAAAAAACAGACTTGAATAAGCCTGTTATTTCCCCTGATTTTTTTCTCGCATCGCTCTTCTTCCTTGCAAAAAGTTCAGCAAGTACATTTTATCTTCTTCGGGCCAATCTTTGTAATCCTGAAACTCGGTTCGAAGTGGTTCATCAGCCATGAGTGCTTCCAGTTCTTCAGTGTAGTTGTGTTCGTCGCGAAGATCCTGATCTAGGTTGCGGACTGGGATGGGGTCGTCAGTAAGGCAAAGAATGTAATCGGTAGATACTTCAAAGATTGACGCCAATGACTTGAGTGTTTCATCGGTTAGCGAAACATCACCCTTTTCATACTTAGAAATTGCGGCGGCTTTCACATTTAGTTTTTTACCTAGCTCAGTTTGGTTCCAGCCCATGGCCTCTCTAAGTTCTTTTACTCTGTTCATAGGTATGCCACCTTTCTTTTATTATATAAGTATATTATAGATTATCCAAATTGGATAATCAAACGATTATCTTAATCAGAAAATTTATTTCAAAATTCACTTGACATTATCTGATTAAGATAATATAATTGATTTATCCTAATCAGATAAAAGAAATGAGGTGAAAAAATGCTGGAAGAATTGCGAAAAAGACGATTAAAGCTAGGGATTAATGCAACAGAAATGGCAAAAGCGCTGGGTTTGCAAACACAAGGAGCTTACTACAAAAAGGAAACCGGGGCTGTGAAAATCGACGTTCTTGAAGGAGCAGTTATAGCAAAGATGCTCAATTGCACCATGGACGATCTTTTTTTTGACTATGAGTTATCCGAATCAGATAAAAAACCAAAAGCAAGTTGAAAGGAGTGATTTACTTGGAGCAACTGATATACGCAAAACACGATGACTACATGGAGATCAGTAAAGATGAATATCTAAAAATGAAAAACAAACTGGCCGAATTGGAAGAAAAAATTAACAAAATCGAAGATCAAAGTTATTGCACTAAGAATATAAAACAACTGGTAGCGGAGTTGCCAATAGAACATATTCGTAACTCAACCAATGAAAAACCGATATTTGAATATTCAACACTTGGTGGCGATACATGGACGATTTTTCTAAATTTATCAAAAATAATCCACCGTGAAAATTGGAAATTCTTTATGGACGAATCCGGTTGCCACTACCCCAGCAGGCCATACATACGAAGCATTGGCAAATGCCAGTTGCCAAAAATAGAAAGTTTGACCAGATACCAAAAGCGCATTTCTGTTGAGATGCTAAATGAGCTGATTCCGATTTACAACAAGTATTACAAAATGATGCATCGTCAAGTTTTGTACAGAGAACGCGGTTCAGATGAATTTGCTTTTGTTGATGTGCTGAATAGCGGAAAGGAACAACAATGAACAATTTACAAATTTTCAAAAATGCAGAGTTTGGAAACATCCGAACAGTCGAGAAAGATGGTCAACCGTATTTTGTGGCATCGGATATTGCAAAAGCATTAGGATATCGGAATACCACCGACGCAATAAAGCAACATTGCAGGTGGGTAGCAAAACACTATATACCCCATCCTCAAAGCGAAAACAAGACTTTAGAAGTCAATGTGATCCCAGAAGGTGACATGTATAGACTCGTTACCAATAGCGAACTTCCATCCGCTGAACGTTTTGAAAGCTGGGTATTCGACGAAGTCCTCCCATCAATCCGAAAACATGGTGCCTACATGACGCCCGCAAAAATTGAGGAAGTGCTTCTTAACCCGGATGTAATTATTAATCTGGCAACCCAATTAAAGCAGGAACGGGAATTAAATGAAAAGCTCGATTTTACAGTCCGATCCCAAGAAAAGCAAATCGAAGAACTCAAGCCCCTGGCAGCCTACGTCAAAACAATACTCAACAACAAATCACTGGTCACGGTTGAGCAGATCGCGCAGGACTACGGCATGTCGGCCCAAAAGCTAAACAAGACGCTTCACGAACTGCATATCCAATATAAAGGCGGCAATGGCCAGTGGATCTTATACCAAGAGCACAAACAGTTCGGATATGTCCATTCTGAAACAATTTCATTTAAAAGAAGCGACGGTAGACCGGATACCACCATGCATACCAAATGGACGCAGAAAGGGCGGATGTTCCTTTATGAGGAATTGAAGGAGCAGGGGATATTGCCGCTGATTGAGCGAGATATTGAGGGGAAGGCGATATGAACGAACAAATTGTAATCAATGTCGCACAAGCTAAAAAAGAGGAAGTGCTTCAAAACATGATCGAAGCACATCGGTTGATGGGCATTGAAGAAGGAACCGATCCTAAAAAGTATGCTTATTTGAGCAAGGTATTGTTCAGGCTAATTGAAAAGGTTTTGAAAAACAGAAATGAGGCTATTTCGATAGATGATGGCCATCGGGGCGATGATCCACCAGATCACCTGGATGATCTTAACTGCGATCACGTCCGTTGATAACCCGAGGTAAGCAATGATTGATCTCGGTAAATAAATAATTGTTTCTACCCAGAAAATAGGGTTGAATGATTCAAATATTCGGCGTCGATATACACCAGTTGCTTCTTCAAACATACCAATGATAGCACTTACAACACGCTGATCCTTTACAAACATATTGTCAATAATTGGGTAATTTGCGGCCTGAAGATAACCATAGCCTACTGGTTGAGTGACTGGTACATATGAATTTTTGATGTGAGCTCTTGAAAAAAGCTTTTGGATATCTTGTTTTTTAGAAAAGACACTTGAACTTTCATTTTTTAGAAAATCACTGTAATCATTAGAAAGCTTGATGCTTTGAAAATAGTAATAGGTATTAGAAAACACTTTATAAATTATAACAACGATAAAGCAGATCAAAAACTGAATTGGGTTCATTTGGTTTCTCCCTTTAATTCAAATCGATGTCTAGATTCACGAATAAAGGGTGGTCAAAAAAGTCAATGATCGTAATGTCGGAAGCGTCACAAAGCTTTTTAATCGTACATACACCAGGGTTTTTGCTCTTCCCCTTGAGGATGCTGTCAACCGTTGATTGGGTTACCCCAGCCTTGGTAGAAAGCTTGTTGATCGTGATGTTTTGTTCATCACACAGGAGCATTATTCTTTTAGCTACAGCTTCACGGATTGTCATAAAATTACCACCTTACCGAAACATCGTTATCTAAAGGATAACATATTATTTTAGAAAAAATTAACGATATATAGTTGACTTATCGAAATTAACGATATATAATTAATTAACGATAAAACGTTAAGAAAGGAGCGAGATATGTTAGGGACTGAATTAAAAAAACTACGCCTTGAAAGAAACATGTCACAGGCGGACTTGAGTAAAATCACAGGGATACCACAAACGAGTATCAGCGATGTGGAACAAAATAAGTACATCCCCAAAGTGACAATCTGCCTGTCATTGGCAAATGCGCTTGGTGTGGAATTGAAGCATTTATTGGATTCAATAGAAGGGCCAAAGGCCAGTTAGGAGGTGAGAATATGAAGCGAAAGCAAAAGAAAATCTGGGCATACATTGATGGCAAGAAGCTGGTTGAGGTTATCCAGGCAGCGCTGGATAACAACATGACCGTGGATGAATGCAAGAAGTTGCTAATCAAGGAAAACCCGGGCCATGAAGTGATGTTTAAGGTGACGCAGTGAAAACTATCATCGAATTCGTCACAGAGCATACCGTGGTCACTGACAAAGAGCTATTCAGGTATAACAAAAATCAGTTTTCAGAAATGAATTTAGCTTTAAAAATAATTGGAATAGTTGTTTTAGAATCATGGGAAGCTGTTTTAAAAGGATTTCAACCAACAATCGAATATCTAAATCAAACGATCTTTAACAGCTTCGATTTTTATTCGTCCACTGAGAAAAAGAAAATCTACCAGGCTGATTACCGGATAAAAAGCAATGTGAAAAACTATGGGTACACGCAGAACTACCGAAAAATGATGTTTTGTGTTGGGGATAGAGGGAATTATAGGAGGTTTTGAAATGTCGAAAAAACTAGATAAACTTGTTATCTTGATAACGATCTTAGGTCTTGTCGCTTTTATGACGCTTGGTTGCAACGGAGAGTCAGCAGCGGTCGAAGCTCAAAGCTTAGAACGGTTTGTTTTAACACAAGAAGAAAATGTAAACGGAAAGAGCATTGAAATTTACGTTGATACTAAAACAAATATAGAGTATGCCTTCATTTACGATTACCGAGGGCAACTTTACAGTGTTTCTGGGTTAACAATGCTTTGCGAACAGGACGGGACCCCGTTGATACATTAAGACATAAAAAAAGGAGCTTTCGCCCCGATAGAATACTTTGCAAATTTATTTTATCAGAGGGGGAAGCGGATGTCAAATAAAGCGGTTTGTCGGCCGAAGGATAAGCGGAAAGATGAAATACTCAGGGGATATGAGTATCAAATGGAGCTGGCGGTAAGTCTCCAAAATGATTTAGAAAAACTAATGACTGGTGCCACAAAAATGACAAATACAATTACCGATATGCCACGGGGCGGGGAAAGCCTGGATATTGGGGATCATGTCATTAAGTGGATACCGCTTCAGGAAGAAATAGAGCGCGAAATCCTTAAATGCGTGGAGGAACGACGGAAAATAATCAAGTATCTAGACACAGTTAAAATGCCGAAATTGCGGACGGTGTTGCAGCTGAATTATATTGAGTGTATCACCCAGGAAGAAATTGCGGAAAGGATGGATTACAGTTCGACTCAATGGGTGAGAGAATTAATCAATAAAGCGGTGGAACAGGTAAAAATATAAAAGACTTGCTGTTAATATAGAAAAGTCTATTCTATAATTTATAATGCGGAGGTTACCAATTAAGCCGCATTTAACCGAAATAATAGAGGCGTCCGAAGGGGCGTCTTTTTTATACTCAAAATTCAAGGAGAAACCAATGCTAGATAATAAATGCGATAAAAAAGAATGCCAATATTGCCGAGACGGTGAATGCTTAGATAAACAGACCTTAAAAGACCCAACGAAGCAAACAGGGTGCCTGATTTGCAAAGGGTGTACACATGACGACCCATAAAGTTGAGGTTATGACGCTCTGCAATCGGTGCGCCGATGTTATCCAGGAGGATGAAGCTCAGACGATTAGGCGGGTTGATCCGAGGCAGAAGATTCAGGAAGCATGTTTTATTTGCGGATATAAAGGCTGGGACTATGAGGTGAAAACAAAGGAGGTAAGCCATGGCTAGTTATGCGAGAAAACCACAAACGATTGAAGCTTTTCAATGGAACGGTGATA